TAATATTTGATCAGGTTATTTCTTTCGTTGACAAGTACAACAAACTACCAACACCGGAAGCTTTGGAGATTGAGCTTTCGTCCTTGGATGTAAATGATGCATTACTTGTTGACGCATCAACAGTGCTTAATGGTATCCGTGCAACCAAGGACAACGCGGTGGATACTGATTGGCTTGTTGATGAAACTGAACGCTGGTGTCAGGATCGTGCGATACATCTTGCGATCATGGAATCTATAAATATAATTGAAGGCAAGCATAATTCACTAAAGAAGGACGCACTACCAAAACTCTTATCAGACGCACTTGGTGTAACATTTGACTCAAGCGTAGGTCACGATTACATCAACGATGCAGAAAAGCGATTTGATTTCTATCATACGATAGAGGATCGCATCCCATTTGATCTAGAGTACTTCAACTCCATCACCAAAGGTGGATTACCTCGTAAAACATTAAACATCGCACTCGCTGGCACAGGCGTAGGTAAATCCTTATTCATGTGTCATGTTGCAGCAAACGCTTTGACCCAAGGAAAGAACGTATTGTACATTACTTTGGAGATGGCTGAGGAACGTATCGCAGAACGTATTGATGCTAACTTAATGAACTTGCCTATCGATCAACTAGAAACCTTGCCTAAGGAAATGTTTGATAATAAGATCTCTAAGATCGCTCAAAAGAACATCGGCAAACTAATCATAAAGGAGTATCCGACTGGTGCTGCTCACACGGGACACTTTAGAGCCCTACTGAATGAACTGAAGCTGAAGAAAAACTTCATGCCTGATATGATCTTTATTGATTATTTGAATATTTGTAGTAGTAGTCGGATGAAAGGCCTTGGCGGATCAATCAATACCTACTCACTCATTAAGTCAATCGCAGAAGAAATCAGAGGACTCGCTGTTGAGTTCAATGTTCCAATTATCTCAGCGACTCAGACAACTCGAAGCGGATTTGGAAACAGCGATGTCGGTCTCGAAGACACGTCTGAATCATTTGGATTACCTGCTACAGCTGACTTCATGTTTGCACTCGTCTCAACCGAAGAACTCGAAAAGCTTGGACAGATAATGGTCAAGCAGTTAAAGAATCGTTACAATGATCCCACGGCAAACAAACGATTTGTCATTGGGGTCGATAGATCTCGTATGAAATTATATGATGTAGAAGAAGATGCCCAAACACTGATTGACGATGGCCCTGCCTTTGATAAGTCAACGAGTGGTGAGAGGGTCAACAGTGAGAAGAGAAACTTTAATGATTTTAAGGTATGATGAAAGCTATCCTATAACCGAAGGCGCAGGACAGCGGGCAATCGCTGATATGATTGAGAACATCTTTGTCGATGATATCGTTGATCAAGGCGGGGTTAAACCAAAGTCAGTTAGAACCATTGAGGATGTATCACTCAATAATGTTCTTATAGATATTAAAACAAGAGATGTTAATCGTAGCTTCTCTATGCCTAATCTTATTTCGATTGATAGGCTAAGAAAGAACAAAGATAGGACTATAAGGTATGTCTTTGTTGATTATGAGGTTAAGGATAACGAGGCAAGGATCGTTAAAGTTACCACAAAGGACATTCATGAGATTCCTTGGGATTGTCTGGCGATCCAAAACCTTGGATTGGGCCAACTGCAGTTAGCAAAAGATATTGGCTCTGCGGTATATAACGGATCGAAAGTAGAATGGTTTGATCAGCTTAAAGCTGAATCATACTCGTTTTATGAAAGGCAAATCGCTAAGTTTGAAAAAAAGAAGAAGGAATTGTTATGAGTGAAGAGCAACCTAAAAAATGGCAATGCAATGTCATAACGGACTCTGATGGCGAATACATGGTAGAGTTCAATGACGAAATTATGGAGCACCTTGGAATCAAGGATGGTGATACAATTGAGTGGATTGATAATAAGGACGGAACATGGTCGATACAAAAGAAGTAGTAAGGCACACGTTTAAGAATCGCTACGGTGACACTATGTCTATCGTAGAAATAGATAAATCAACCCTTTTATGGAGAGGATCCCATAACTACGAAAGGATCTCATGTAACGAGGCTGGGACGATCACAATGGTCGATCCGTCAGGAGGGCCATATATTTGTGAAGGGCAAGACATAGGTTTGGACTATCCCCCTTGGAAAGGCCGAATCGTTGACCACTTTCAGCATCATGAAGAAGGATACTTAATCTTATGCAGGTAAGACTTATTGGTTATACTCAACCCGTAGCAGAAGCGATCATCGGAATAGATGATGTTCAGGATTTGATCGCTTATTGCGCAAGAGTCTCTAACCCAGATAATCAGCTGAATCAAAAAACAGCGAAAAAGCTGTTAGACTATTTGGCTAAACACAAACATTGGTCTCCCTTTGAGATGGCATCAGCAACGATGGAGATCGAAACGACTCGTGATATCGCGCGTCAAATCCTGCGTCATCGTTCCTTTTCGTTTCAAGAGTTTAGTCAACGATATGCAGATCCTACCCAGGATCTTAGTTTTGTAAAACGAGAAGCAAGGCTACAGGATCCTAAGAACCGACAGAACTCGGTTGAGATTGAGAATGACCCATCATTGGTTGATAACGTAAAACATCAGGATCTTATCGCTGAGTGGAGTCGTCGTCAATCAGGTGTCATTAAGCAAGCTGAGGCTGCGTATCGTTGGGCTGTAGAGAATAACATCGCAAAGGAACAGGCTCGTGCGGTACTACCTGAAGGCCTAACAGTTTCTAGGATGTATATGAATGGAACCATACGGTCTTGGATCCACTTCATTGAACTGCGCTCAGGAAACGGAACACAAAAGGAGCACATGGAGGTCGCTAAGGCTTGCGCAAAAGCAATCGTAGAAATCTTCCCATTAGCCAATGAATACATTTCTTCTAAATAATACTAAGAATTACCACAAAGGCTGTGAAGTGGTTGCTGAGTATCTTATAAATAAATACGACGTATCTGATTGGAGATACACTCGAGATCAACTTGAGGATATCGACTTCAGTAAGTATGACCGCGTCGTCCTAAACGGCGAAGGTACACTTCATCACAATACTCGTTCAGCTCGAAGACTATTAACTGCTCTGAGGTTAGCTCAGTATGCAGGATGTGAAACGCATCTTGTCAATACTGTATGGCAAGAGATGCCGAACACTTGGGATGACGTACTCGCTAATTGTAAATCCGTTCAAGTAAGAGAGGTACTATCACAAAATGAAATGTCGTCTAAACATGGAAGACGTCCTACAATTGCTCCTGACTGCAGTTACCTGCATGGTGATGTGGATATCCGTGAGTTCGCTCATGTAGCAGTCTACGAAGGTCAATATATGAAGGCCAATCCATACGGGGTACAAGGCGGCTATCCTCGTATTGATATATTTAGTCAGTCATGGGAAGAGATCGTTAATCGTCTGCGAAACTGCGATCTACTTATCACTGGTAGACATCATGAAATGTATGCCGCCTGCGTAGCAGAGTGTAGATTCCTTGTAACTCCTGGCAATACCTGGAAGAACGAGGGTCTGCTAAAAACAGCTGGGGTGGATATACCGTTCGACGTAGATGGAGCCCTTTCAGGCAAATACGACGATCAGTATAACCGTTTATGGGATTATTTAAGGTCATTTAGAACTAAATAATCTAAAAAAAATTCATTTTTTTAGCCAATAAAATCAATAGGTTACGGAGGATCACCTCTAAGCCATTGATTTTATTGGCTTTTTTTTATGAAAAAAAATGAAAAAATATGCATTTTTCTATTTACATCCACTAAAACATAGTGTATAATGGTACTATCAAATGGAAGGAAACTATGTTATGATTAAGATTTACCAAATTCAGCTAACAGACGAACAGATTGATCTCATCAATACTTGGGGCCACAATTCTGTTCCTGCTCAGAAAGCTAAGCTCGATGCTTCTATCCTTGGCAAGTTCAAGGCTGAGAACTTCAAGTTTTACACTGAGGCATATCATGTCTACAGCGACGATCTTGAGGAAGCCTTCGAGGCGACCAATCTTTGGAACAAGCAAGAGATCGTGGACGTAATCGGAGATCGTGGTTACAGTTCATCAACTGGCGATATCTTTGAGAAGAACGGTGAGTTCTTCCTTTGCGCCAACTTCGG